GACGAACTTTCACAAGTCGCTTCATTGGCTGAGGCACAAGCAGTAGCATCCCTTAATACAGCCATTAGTGCTGAACTAGCATCTACAACTATGAGCCGTGGAATGTTAAAAGCCATAGCAAGTGAGACTTTATTTGAAGGCGCACCATCTAAAGAGTGGTGGGCTAGAAGAGGTGAGGCATTCAGACTAAAGTTTTCTGATACGGTTCGTACTGGAATGATGAAGGGTGAAACTACAGACCAAATCATATCTAACCTAGTGGGTAAGAAAGTAAACCGATATAAAGATGGTGCTTTGTTTGCCAACTATAGAAGTGCTGATGCCTTAGTTAGAACAAGTATTCAATCAATAGCAAACGAGGCTAGACTACAAACATACGCTGAGAATGACGATATTGTTAAAGGTGTAGAGTGGGTAGCAACTTTAGACAACAGAACATCCCACACTTGCCAAAGCCTTGACGGCTTAACATGGGATAACAATCGTAAGCCTATTGGTCATAAGATTTTGTGGCCGGGAACAACAGCACATTGGAATTGTCGCTCTACTCAAGTGCCGATTATTAAGAGTTGGAAAGAGATGGGTGCTAAACGTAAGATGAAAGAAATCCCCGAATCAACTAGAGCAAGTATGGATGGTCAAGTATCTAAGAAAAAAGGCTATGAAGATTGGCTCAAAGGAAAACCTAAAGCATTTCAAGAAGATGTGTTAGGCAAGGGCAAACGCAAACTGTGGAAAGACGGCAAACTAGGCTTTAGTGATTTAGTTGACCAGAGTGGAAACCCGCTGACTTTGGGGCAGTTACAAAGCAAGTTGGGAATGGTTGATGATGTTGTCTTTGATGTGCCGTATGTGAACTTGGAAAAAAGTTATGATACAGCCCGAAAAGAAATACAGAAAACAAATCAAGGATGGGATAAGGATTTGAAGCGTGTTATGGGCGAGGAAATTACACCATCAAAGAATAACTTGGTTAGTATGAGAATAACAGGCGAAACTGTTGATGTTTTAAGTGAACAGGCTACAAAAGCATTATCAAAAGATAGTGTTAAGATACACATGGCTTTCAATCAGAAAAATCTAAAACAAGCCATAAGACAAAAAGAAGTTATGAATAGTCTCCAAACTGGGAAAGGCTCATACAAAACCGCAGGGATGGAAAGGATTGGGCTTGAGCAGGATGTGTTTGGTATAGACGACATAGACGATGTTACAAACTTCCCTAAGTATGGGTTTGTGGCATCTAAAGACAAGTTTGATTTTGATAGAATTGATGATTTTAAATACGGTGAGAATATTATCGTGTTTAAAGACTCGGTGAGAAAAAGAACAACCGTAACCTTTGGCGACTCTTATAATGGAAACGCAACGAGCGTTGGTCAGTCGTCACCACCATCTCCTATTAACAAGATTAATGAGGAGAGTTTCTACAGAAATTTTAGGCACACTACAGACACAACATATCAAGCCTCAGTAAACACGTTTAAAGAGGCAGATGACTTTATGGCTTCAGCTCATTATAAAGATTTGCTTAGAGTTACAAAGGGTGAGTATGTAGAAGCCCAGATATACGGAAAGCTAACCCTAGCGGAAGTTGAGTATATTTTAGTTAAAACACCAGCGTCCAAGAAGGCGATAGAGGCAGAATTGAGAAAGGCGGGAATCGATATTGAGGTAAGATTAAGATGAGTGATTTAATAATAACAAATGGCGATGAAAAACTGTATGTGTTTGATTATGTTGAAGGCGGTAGTAATCTACCTGTTTATGAATTAGTTAAAAACAAAAAACTAAAAACTAAAGCCGTCTATCCTGCGTGTTTACGTTTTATGCCAGATTCTGTGATAAAAGAAATAAACTTTTAAATATCTTAACTTTATGTAAAATACATAACGTCAGAGACAATTTAATTATTCGGAGAATATATGAGCGACCCAAAAACCTATACTGAAGAAGAATTCCAAGCACTTCAAAATAAGGCAAATGAAACTAAAACTAAGTTAGATGAATTTCGTGCTAACAACGTAAACCTTTTAAAAGAACAAGAAGATTTAAAGAGCAAGTTTAGCGGTGTAGATTTGGATGTGTATAACAATATGCTACAACAGTCTCAAGCATTGAAAGATAAGAAACTTATTGATGCTGGAAAGATTGATGAGTTAATGGAAGAGCGTTCAAAGTTAATGCGTGAAGAGCATAACCAAGTTATTGAAGGTATGAAGGGTGAGCAATCAACACTAAAGACCCAACTAGAGCATTTGTTAATTGATAGTGCGGTAAGAGATTCAGCAATCAAAGCGGGTGTAGTAGATACAGCTATTGATGATGTTGTATTACGTTCACAAACAATCTTCTCAATTAAAGAAGGTAAGGCTGTACCTCACGATAGTAAAGGCAATGTAATCTTCGGTGATGGCAATAGCGACCCTATGGGTGTGAGTGAATGGGTTAAAGGTTTAACAGAATCAGCACCTCATTTATTCAACGCTTCAACTGGCGGTGGCTCAAAGCATGGCTCAAACTTTAGTGGAACTAACAATACAATCTCTCGAGATGTATTTGACAATATGTCACATCAAGATAGAAGTAAATTCGCTAAGGATGGTGGTAAAGTGGTAGATAAATAATCTCTAGATAAAAACCTCCTCGTTTTTAGCCCTCCTTTATTGGAGGGTTTTTTTTTGCTAAATTATAGTTGACTTATGTTTAAAAGGGCGTATAATAAAAGGTGTAGATAGAGTGAATTCTATTTACATTTTTGACTAAATAAAAAGGAGTAAGAAATGGTAATAATTGTAGAGTTTAAGAATAAAAAACTAAAAGAATCGTTCATAGAGCAATTCAAAATTCATGAGAGAAATATGGTTTTCAACTCTGGCTCAATCTTAGGATTTACTCAGATTGAGAGAGAGCATTATCTTCACATATTCGGGAATAAAGATGTACTTAAAGTATATCGTTCTGAGTATAGTTATTCAGTAGATTGGTTGCCGGAATCTAGGGATAAAGAGTGGTTAGAGAGCAGATGGTCGTTTTATGAGAAAAATGGTCGTTTCGCTTAGATAGAAAAACTACCAAATGGGAGAGGGCTTAATTGCCCTCTTTTTGTTTTACTTCTTAGAGTGTTCTATTCTGTCTGATAACGGTACTACCAAATACTTGTCTGGAATTGAGCCTAAAGGCACATCTTCCATCTTACCGTTTATTACTCTGTAATGTCCATCTGGTGCTGTCATCCATTTTACGTCTTTGTGTTTCATCTTATTTCCTCATCATCTTATAGATTGTAGTATGGTCAACTTGTACATCCCTGTCGTTCAGAAATGTGGCTACCTCTCTCCAAGTGTAGCCCTTATCTCTTAATACTTCTATTATTTCTCTGTAATCTTCGAGGTGGATTTTTGATGGTTGTTTCTTAGCATCATCTAATATTGCTTTTATCTTCATTTTGTATCTCCTTTATCTTTGGTTAAATCTGTAGTGGAAACTCCCATCTACAGTACTTATTATACGTCAAAAGGGCGTATTTGTCAATAGAGAAATATAACAAAAAACCATTTGACAGGGTATTGTTTTATGATAAGATACTAATCAAGCAACAGTGTTGCCTAATTTTCTACTGAGTAGATACAACAATTAGGGGGCATTTGACTCTCTAATGATTTTAAAAATTAAATAGGAGTCAATATAATGGCAAATACATTAACAAACTTAGCCGGTGATATTTATAAAGCCGCAGACACAGTTGGACGTGAGTTAGTAGGTTTCATTCCATCTGTAACAATCAACGCAGGTTCAGAGAGAGCCGCAAAAGGTGACACAATCCGTTCATTCATCACAGCATCTGCTACGGCGAATAACATTACTGAATCAATGACAATTCCACAAGGTGATGACCAAACTATCACTAGTTCTACAATGACGTTGTCAAACGCTAAAGCGGTTCAAATTCCAATGACTGGTGAGGATGTTAAACATCTAAACAACGGTTCTGGTTATGAGACTGTATATGGCGACCAAATTGCTCAAGCAATGCGTACCCTATCTAACGCTATTGAATCAGACTTGGCTACT